TCAACATTGAGAATATCATAGAATAGATTCTCAAGAAGCTCCTTGATCTTTCTGTTGTCGCTGTAGATGTGTAGTGAGTTACCCTTTTCATCGACAGAGACTGTCTCTTCTGAGTAAATGTCAAGCGCGCTGGCGATTTCAGGTGTTGCTTCCATCTCAGAAAAATCGCTGTAGCGACTCATTCTGTCAAATGCACCATAAGCGCTCAGCGCAGCATTGTAGACGTTGTTTGAACCGTACCCGAAAACGTCTAACTGTTCTCCTGCCAAAGGAGGCTTGTAGTTCTTGACTTTTCTTCTAACAGTGGGTCCACTTCTGAACAACTTTGTCAGCCTATTGAACAGGCTTTCTTCTTCAGCCATTCTTCATCCTTATTTCAACAGCCACCAAAAACCAGGAAGACTCTCATCACTTTTCGGGACAAGGTCCTGATCAGTAAGTATTGGCCGCGACATATCATAGTACTGCGAATTAACGCGAGAGTTAAAGAACGGACTCTCATGTCTTGAGCTATCGTCAGGAGAGTTTACTGCAAATGCGGCTAGCATTGCGTCTGATAGCTTTTGACCTTGTTGCGTCAATACTGGTGAAGTGTCATAAAGCCATACACCAATTGCTAACGACATGACAAGATCGTCATTTTTACCCTTCTGCGCCTGAAGCTTTCCGTTTTTCCAGATGAAAGTCTTTAGCTCATCATAAAGCCTAGAAGAGTATGACTTGATCTCGTGCCTGCGCAACACTTCTTCAAGCTTCGTAAGAATTTGTGTTCTCGTCTTAGAGCTTGTCGCAAATCCAATTTTCGAAATATCAGGTGTGCCATATTGTGCTGCAAACTTGTCACGTTGATTTGCATAATATAGATTTGTGTATCCAAGCTCAACAAGTTTCATGATCAGAGCATAACCGTATGAGTTATTCTCTGGACACAACAAGGCGTCGTTATATTTTCTTCCAGCTTCTGCAAGAACTAAAGCAAACTCGTCAGGAGGGCTCTTGCCTTTGAACTCACATACAACTTCGCTCTCTTGTGTGTCTATAACCTGGAACGCGCTAAAGTCTGCGCCGTCGCCTCGGGCGACATCTGCAGAGATCACGTACTTTCTGCCAGGCTGAGGATACTTCCACAACCAGACACCCGCTTGAGGCCCCCATCTTTCAATAGGCTGTTTCACGTAGCCCCTGAAGTACTCAATGTCTTCAGGTTGCAAGAACGTATTTCCGCTTGCTGCAAAGTCGCACATCAGCTCTTGCGCGATTTGCATCGTTGTCATGTTCTTACATTCGTTTTCAAACCACTCTTCACCACGATCAGGATGAACATCCCACATAAGCTTGATCGCGTTGAATTCATTTACTCCGGCTTCTGCATCAATGTATAGCTTGTGGTACATGTTGCCGACGCCGTTCGGCGTGCTAAGAATAATCGCACGGCCACCTGTCGACAGCGTTGAATACAGGCCTCGCCAGACCTCGTCAAAGTTTCTAACAAATGCAGCCTCATCAACAATTAGAAGCGAAAGTGCCTCTGAACGACCTGCGTCATCAGAGGTTGGGACTGCCTTGATCTGGCTTCCGTTGGAAAATAAGATGCTTTGCTTATTGTTCTCAACGATTGAAGGCATCAGGAGCCAAGCAGGCATGTTGCGGATGACCGTCTTGACTTTCCTGATGAAGTTTTGTGCAACTGCCAATTTCGTTGCAATGACGAGAATATTCTTGTCTTTGTAGAAGACAGCAAGCCAGACTGCATATGCAGCGACAAGCGTAGAAAGACCAAGCTGCCTAGATTTCAGAACGATGTTGAATCTGTGATCGTTGAATTGCGATGTGCAATCATTCTGAAAATCGTACGTCTTGAAGTCGATCAAGCCCCTGTTCGGATGCTGGATCTTCACATATCGATTGAAGAAGTGTACCGGTTCCTTACCGCATCTAACAATCTCTTGTATCTGGCGTTGTTTCGTTCTAGGAGACATTAGTCAAGAGAGTAGGTTAACACTCTCGTGTAATATGCTGTCCTACGAGGAGAGTAAATCGTCGTACCGATAAGCTGGACGTCATCGTTATCAGCAACAAGCTTCGTCTTCAGCGGGCTATCTGAAGCTCCATCATATGCCTTCTTTGCTCGTTTTGCGGCTTCCTTCAACATATCTTCAGACACCTTCGAAAGGCGATCTGTCTGAAGCTTCAGCGTCTGGTGGTCGGCAAACTGAAAAATAGCTTTGTACTTCAGTTGAAAGGTTCCCTCGCTAATGTCATGCGAAACCTTGTACTGACCGTCAGAACCGCCGAACGTATAATCAAGCTCTTGTGAAAGGGCTCTCACTCCCTCAATATCAAGCATTTCGTTACCTCACAAACTAAATAATGTTCTTGTTGTAGAAAAACGGCTCTTTTCTGAGCAACAGCCGCTTGTTCTCTATTTCCTTCTGAGAAGGTCTCCAACCATCTTTCCATGCTTTCATCATTGGTTGCCTAAAAGACATGTCACAATTTGAGCATATTCCGAATTCGTTATAAGTATCAACGTCTGAACGTCTTAGCAATGTGTCGCATAACGGACATGCATCTGGAACAGAGGGCTCATCCTGAAGTGTTGACATATGAGTCTTGACCTCGCTTTGAAATCGATAGGACGTTATCGACAGAATCTTTCACGGCATCGACGTGTGAGATAATCAAAATCGTCTTGAAGTACTTTGTTAAACCGTGAAGTAGCGCTGAGCATGCTTCAATGTTAGTTTCATCGAGTGCGCCGAAGCCCTCGTCGATGATTAGAAGATCGCAGCGAGGAAGAGCAGTCAGGTTCATGAGCGCGACCCTGATTGCCAACGACGCCATCATCTTTTCCATTCCTGATGCGCACTCAATGATCCTTCGACTGTCTCCGTAATTGATGTAGATGTCCATTGCATTTGAGTCAGGATCAGCTTCAAGCTCTACAGTAAATCCAGTTGACCCCTGCAAGATCTGCGCAATCTCTGCATTAACCTGAGGAAGCTTACCGTTCAGGATGCGAAGTGGAATTCCCTTCTTTGATGACGCCTCTGCGACGATCTCAACGATTTTCCACTCTTGATTAAGCTCTTCAAACTTTTTCTTTTCCTCACGAAGCTTCTTGATCTGGGCCTGAATTGTTCCGATTGTCTTTGCTGCAGAAATGCGCTTTCCATCGTCTTCGCGAATTGACTTTTCGAGCTCCTTCTTTTCGCCCTTAAGCTTTGAGACCATCTCGTCAATCGGCGCATCAGTCATGTGCATCTTCATCTTTGAAAGCTTCTCTTCGTCAAGGCTTAGACGGTCTTGTGCAACCTTGATCTTCTCATCATAGATCCCAGATCGCGACACTGTCGACTTCAACTCTCTTTCAATTGTGTGGACAGTTTCGCGAATTGCTGTGATCTTTCGAATGCGCTCATTAAGCTTCTCTACATCTAGAAGATCGTACGTTGACGAAAGGCTTTCTATCTTTTCAGCGAGAGCAGGCTTCTTCTCTAGTGATTCCTCAGCTTCCCTCAGGCACTTGCAACCTCTCAGAAATTCAGGATCTGAAAGTGAGGATACCTTCTTTTCAAGGAATTGCATCTCACGCTGGAGCTTCTCAAGATCACGCTTGATCTGTGTTGCCTTTACGGAATCCTCATTCATTTTTTCGAAGTCGCTGTTTTCGATAACCTCCTTGAGAGACTCAACCTTCTCCTTCTTATCTCTCCATTCATTTATGAACTTCGCTTTTTGACCCCTGAGGTCTTCAATATCTGCCTTCGCTTTCTCGATTTTTGCTTCTTGCTCGTCGACATCAGATTGCGTAACTGTATCAGAAGGAAGCTGTGAAAGCTTGTCCTGGATCGTCTCTAGCTCAGAGGTATTCTTTCGAAGATTCTCAGTGAGTGTATCAAGACTCTTCTGTGCCCTTGTCAGCTCAAGCGTCTTCTCTTGTTCGATCGAGGAAAAATCCCTACGCTGAACATCAGACAAGCGGCCCTTTAGTTCTCCCATATCAGACCGTGCTGCCTTGTGGATCTCTTCGAAAACATCAAAATCAAGAAAAGATGTGAGAACAGACTTTCTATTTGTTGCACGTTCCTTGATGAAATTATTCATCGCACCT